ATTTGTCTATCCTGCAATGCCTTGATTCTATCCGCCTTCTCATTCGCCCAAGTCTGGCCTGGATCGCCACCCCATGCGGCCCATGCCACGCGGCCCGGTGATGGATAGCCATCCTCTCCGGGACTGAATCCCTCGCCCTGCTTATCAACCTCATGGCGCGCGAACCATGCCGCCATCGTGATCACGGTGTCGGGGCTCAGCTCATCACCGCTCAGGATCTGACCAGCACGCCGCGCTGCAACATCAGTGCCGCCTGCTTCGCCATCAGCCTTCCAATCCCGATAGCGCTGCGCTTCTTCCTTCATGCCCTCGGTGGGCATCAGATCAACGGCCTGGCCTTCAATTGTCGCCATCGTCTAGCTCCAGTTCGCCTTCGGATTCATCCTCTTCTTCCTCGTCCATCGGAAGCTCTGTATCCTCAAACGCCGGCTCGCCGCCCATCGTCACAGCAGGCTGTGATCCACCGCCAGCGTTGACCTCGCTCGGATCTGTATCGAGCACAATGTCCATCTCATCGAGCATGGCCAGCTCAGCCTGACGTGCGATCAGCACATCATCCAAATCGCCGCCTTGCTCGCTGATCACCTGGCCCAGCGTCTTGAAGCCACAGCGCACCGCATCCTTGTAGGCGTTCACTTCCTTCTGTGGATCCACCCATTCCCAGCTGCGTGGGATCCAGCGGCTAGCGCGGTAGCGATCTGGGTTGGTCTCATACGCCGGCAGATTCAACACACCGCTGAGCACTGCCATCTCCAGCCAGTTCTCGTAGACGATCTGATGGAAGTTCTCAATGAAGAACCGCTGCAGCACCTTGTATGTGTCGCGCTCCTCGAGCAGGCTCAGCCGACTGCTGCTGTAGTTGCTCTCTGAGAAGTTCTTGCTGATGCTCTCAAAGCTGACGCCAACGCCAGCTGCTACAGCGCGCAGCATCGAACGGGTGAATGGTTCCAGCTGGCCGTCGGGTGCGTTGAGATCGGGCACCGTCACGCTTTCACCAGGCGCCAGATACTTGAACACACCAGGGCTGAACTCACTCACCCGGTCGCCCTCGTACACCTCATCGCCGATCAGCTCACCCTCAGGCGATTGGATGAAGCCCATCAGTGCGCTGCTAGCCCGAGCACGCACCACCTCAGCCTCCTCGTAGCCCTGCAGCATGTGCAGCCGCATCAGCGCCGATGCAAACCACGTGACGCCGCGCGTCTGGCCAGGCCGCTCCGGCAGGAATAGATGGATTACCTCATCAGCAGGCACGCGCACGCGCCGACCATTGGTGCGCGGGTTGCCCGCATACGTGTCGCCGGGATGGTTGGCATAGAAGTGGTAAGCCTGCGGCCGCAGGTAGCCATCCACCTCAATGCCCATCCGCACCGTGTTACCGGCCGCGGCCTGCGGGATATCGTCATCGATCAGGTAATCAGCCTCCAGCACCTGCAACGCGAACGGCACTTTTGACCCACCAAACGGCTGGCGGATCATCCGCACGAACACCTCGCCGCTCTCCGCCAAGCTGCGGCACAGCAGCCGCTCCATATCGTGGAAGCCCATCAGGCCGCTCACATCACAGCGGCTCTTGTGCATCCACTTCTCCCACGCCTCGTGGATCTGGCCGTTGATCGCCTGATCCAGCCGCCCGCCACGTTGCATCCGCACCTGTGATTGATGCTTGATGCCATGCCCAATCACATTGTTCTGAATGCTGCGCAGGGCCTGCCTGGCATAGTCGTTGTCACGGCACAACTGCCGCGCACGATTGCGCAGCGCCTTGAAGCTGCTCTTAATCTCGCTGTCGGCACTGGTGCCACTTGTCACCCAGTCAGCCGTCAGCCTGCTGACCCTTGCACCCTGATACGCCCGCGCACGAGGCCGCACAGGCTCAAACCCCATTGCCTTAAACAGCCGCGTGCGCAATCCCATCAGAACCTCACGAACAGATTGTGTGGGTTGCCTTGACCGTTAGCGATCAGGCTTGCCATCTGTTCACGCTTCACCTCAGCCTTCAGCCTACTTTCGCGCTCCATCAGTTCACTCAAATCAATCTTGGTGAAACTGCGGCTGCCGATGCTGTACTGCTTAGCGCCGCCGCTGACGATCGCGCGGATTGCAGCCTGCACCGCATCGAGATCGATCTGCGCCTGCGTGCGCCCATCAAATGCACCCGGTGTGCCCGCATAGGACAGCACCGCATCAACGGTCAGTTGACCAGCGCCCAGCGTGATCACTGATCCGGTCTTGCTGGCGATCGCCTGCCAGTACCACGTGCCAGCATCAAAACCGCTGCTGACATTGGCCGCGATGGTGAACTGCCATCCGGTGCCGTGCGCCGTGCCAACCACTGACGCGCCCTCGCTGGCCGCGTTGAATCTCAGCCAGTAGGTCAGCGTGTAGTCAGCGCTGCTGACCGCATTGCCGAGATTGTCGACGCCCTCAACATCACGCCACTGGATCGTGTCGCCTGCCCTGATTGTCGCGGGAATCTGCACGGCTACCAGTTGCTGACAAAGCCAGGCCCAGCCGCTATCGGCTGTTGCTTCCTTGATCTTAGCGGTGCTTTCTTCCCTTCCTCTAGCTGCACTCGCAACTGTTCCCACATCGTCGCCTTGTTCATCTTGCGCCCATAGATCAACATCGCCGCGTAGCCATACACCGCGCAATCCAGCGCCTCGTTCCGATCGCCTGCCTTCTTAACCCATTCCCTGATCGGGAACCCGCGGTGATACCGCAACGCCTGCCGCTCGCTCGTGAGCTGGCGGTAGTACTCATCATCTGCGGCAAGCCCGAAGTTCAATCCGCCGGTGGTCTCGTTATGACGCAGCCGCCCGAACAACGTCGTCTTGATCGTGTCGGTGCCCAGCTGGTACAGCGTCACGCCGCGCTTGATCACCTTGCCGCGCCAGTTCACATCAACCTTGCTGCCCTTACCCACTGCCGGGCTGTTGCGCCTGCTGCTGCCCTTGATCGCCACCACGCCACGCGACCCGCGATCACGCACGTACCTGTACACCTCATGGGTGCAGTGGCCGCCAGAGTCCACCGCCACCTGCGCCAGCTTCAGCTGCTTGCCGCACTCCGTCTCCCACTCAGTCGCCAGCACATGATCCAGTTGCTCCCATACCTCCGTCTGCGTCGGGTCACCCATCAGCTCCTGATGCCACACCAGCCAGCCCGTCTCACCCTCGCCCCATCCCCACACGCTCACGGCTAGCCGGTTGTCCTGCACGTCAACACCACCAGTGAGCAGCACCACGCCAGCAGGACACACGCCGGGCTTGTAATCCAGGCGCCGGGCCATCAATCCATCGGCGCTCACCTTGGCCGCGTAGTCCTCCTCCCACGTCTCAGCCAGGCGCGTATTGACGAACGACTTCAACGCCGGTGCATCGCCCTTGGCCCGCAGGAAGTCATCCACCAGTTGCTCCCAGCTGCACCATCCCAGCGGGCTGTAGAGCCCCGACAAATGGAACCCAGCCGTGCGCCCATTGCTCGGTGCTGTCGCACGCCACTCACCGCCGCGCAGCATCGCCGGCTTGTGCATCTCCTCGAACCGTTCGCCGCAGTGCTCGCACTGATAGCGCGCAGTCTCCGGCTGGCCATCGGCCCACTTCAGCTGGCCCCACTTCAGCCACTCCATCGCGCCACACGCAGGGCATGGCACATAGAACCGCCGCTGATCACTGCGCTGATACTCAGCCTCGATCCGTGAGAAGTCCTTCACCGTCGGTGTGCTGGTCAGCAGGATCTTCCGCCGCGCGAACGTCGTCGTCCGCCGCTCCGCCAAACTCACCGGATCGCCTTCACCATCCACATCAGCAGGGAAGGCATCCACCTCATCGCAGAACAAATACCTGCACGGCGCTGATCGCAGCCCGGTGGCGCTATTAGCCCCGGCCATGAGCATGATGCCGCCGCTGAATTCCTTGCTGAACATCGTGTTCCCCGAGTCGCGGCTCCTAGCAGGCGCGATCTTGGCCGCCAGCACCGGCGTCTCCGTGATCATGCTCTCGAGCCGTTGCTTGCTCAGACGCTTCGCCATCTCGATCGTTGGCTGCACGCACAACATCGGACCCGGTGCATGGTCGATCACATAGCCCAGCCAGTTGCTGCCCGCCTCCGTTTTGCCCGTCTGCGCCGCGAACATCATCACCACACGCTGCACCGGGCTCTCAGAGCTCAGGCAATCCATTGGCTCGCGTAGGTATGGCGTCCGATCTGTGCGCCACGGCCCAGGCTCCGCCGATGCCTTGCTGCTCAGCCGCCGGTGCAGGTCCGCCCACTCGCTCACCGTGAGCGGTGTCTCAGGCCGCAAGCCATCCAAGAACCCATCACGCCACGCGTTACTCATCGCACAGCTCCACCAGCGCAGCGCGGTGCTCCTGCGTCAGCACCTGATGGATCCGCACTGGGTCGATCTCACCCGCTAGCTGGTGGCTCAAACGATCCGCCAAATTCGCCAGCGCCTCACGCACACTCCGCCCCATCTTGAACGCTTCCTTCTTCACCTCATCAGCAGGCACCAGCTCACCACGCTGCTGCGTCACCTGCAGCTTCGCCAGCTCCGCCTGGTAGTGCTCCCTGCGCGCGCGTGATTCGTTGAGATCAGGGATCGCATCATCCGGCAACCCCTCCACACGCCGCTTTAGCTCCGCTGCATCACGTGGTGGTGGTGACTCAATCGGATCGCCCCGGCTCACCTTGCTGACGTTGTTGATCGCTGTGTTCTTGTTCCACAGCTCTAACGCCAGATCGCGATCCAGCCATCGCCTGCCATCCTTCTCCACCACAGCAGCAGCAATCCTGCTCTTGGTTGCATGGGTCACAGCGCCCTTACTGCATCCCCTGATCGCTGCAAACTCAGCGAACGTAACCAGCACAAAGTTGAATCGTTCTAGCGTTAAGTTAAACCCCACTAAACCGCCCTAAACTGTCTTAAGGGAG